AAACGAATAATGCGACATTAGGTAGTTATATTATTAAGTAGCAGGCTAACGTCACACTGTAAATATGGAGTGATATACGTAATTGTATAAACTATACCAAACAGGTTAACTATGGCTTTTAAATTACGATCACAATCTCCTTTATTGAAACAGAAATTATCACCGAAAGCGGCAAAGGCTAAAGCGGCGAGAGATTTGGCTTATGCTAAGACGGATGATAGAACGGCAAAGAAAGCTCATGCGCAAAGAATGCATAGGAAGCACCCTAATGGGAAAGGTATGGACTACGATCATGAAGATGGTAGATTTGAATCAGTGAAGCAGAATAGAGGTAATGAAGGAGAGGGTACTAAAAAAGAAAGTGGTAAGAACTATAAAATAAAATAACATGCAAAGAAAAGGTATCGGTCCTCAGGGATTAGGTGTTAAAGGGCACAATGGATATTGGGTTGGTGATGCCTCAACTACTTCCCCGTTTAAAGAAATGATTAGGAGAGCAGATGGATCTATGTCTGAAAGAGGTTTATGGGATAACATTAGAGATAATAAAGGGTCTGGTAAGAAACCGACTAAAGCTATGCTTGAGGAAGCAAAAAAAATTAAAAAGAAAAAATAACTAAAAAATAAAAAGATATGGCAATTATTCCAGCAGACGAGAAAGTCTTTATGGTAGACAAAAGAACTAACACTACATACGGTGGTAGTCAAGCATTACAAGATATGCAACAATGGTACACAATGCAAGATGTTGCAGATAGTGTGCAACCTTACAAAGTATTCACGGCTTTATTAACACAGAGCGGGGAGGATAGTCCTCAGAGTATTGGATCTGGAGCTGTCACAAAAGGTGTTACATATAGAATAGAATCTAATGATGGAGACTATTCAAATGTTGGTGCTCCAAACAACAATGAATATACAGAATTTGTAGCAACTATTGATGCTGAACCTACAACTTGGGGAAGTATTGGGCTATCATACAATGCAGGAGCTCCAGTAGCAACTGTACTAGAGAACACTATTGGTAATGTATGGTTTACTTATGATACTGTTGGACAATATAATATAAATAGTGATGTATTGTTTATTGATAATAAAACTGCAATATTTAATAAGGCTTTATATAGTTGGAGACGAGGAATTATAATAGATGTTTTAAATTCTTCTGAGATTTCTATTAAAACTATTGCTTTAGATGGTGGAAATGGAGAAAATGGATTATTGTCAAATACACCAATTGAAATAAGAGTTTATAACTAATGAGACCAAAGATATTAAACCATTTTGCAGCAAATAACAATATGATGGCACACAAGTGTTCTTGTGATGAATCACCATTAAAGAAGACTGCTGCTTGGACACGTAAAGAAGGTAAAGATCCTAAAGGGGGGTTGAATGCAAAAGGAGTAGCAAGCTACAGGAGAGAAAACCCTGGAAGTAAATTACAAACAGCAGTGACTAAGAAACCATCAGAGTTAAAACCGGGTAGTAAAGATGCTAAAAGACGTAAATCATTTTGTGCTAGAATGTCTGGTATGCCAGGTCCTTTGAAAAAACCGAATGGTGAACCAACAAGAAAAAAATTAGCACTTGATAAGTGGAACTGCTAAATAGAAATTAATGGCAATAATATACAGTTACCAAGAAAATGAAGACTTACTTAATTCCGACATGCTCGTTGGAACGGCTACCACCATTCATAATGGTAAGGTCCGTAAGATAACTAAGAACTTTACTCTTGGACAACTAAAAACTTTTATTAATACAGGAGATTTAATATTAAGTAACGGAGGAACAAGTGGCCCTGCTACATTAATAGATAATGTATTAAACATACCAGTTTATCAAGGGCAAATAACACTTACAACAACCGGATCTTCAGGTTCTTCTACGCTTATTGGAAGCACACTAAATATACCTACATATACATTGTCAGGACTAGGAGGTGTACCTACAAGTAGAACATTAACGATTAACGGAACATCTTATGATTTAAGTGCTAATAGAACTTGGAGCGTAGGAACAGTAACAGATGTTACAGCGACAGGGCAAATAACCTCAACAGGGGGAACAACGCCGGTTATATCTACATTAATGCATACCAATAGATTAATTGGTAGAACAACAGCTGGTACTGGCGTAATGGAAGAGATTACCGTGGGGTCTGGTTTGACTTTAAGTGCTGGTACACTATCGGCTTCTGGAGGCGGGACTGTAACTTCTGTTGGTTTATCAATGCCCTCTGCATTTAATGTGGCTAATAGTCCAATTACAAGTGCTGGTACTTTAGCAGTTACAGGAGCAGGAACGGTGTCGCAATATGTTAGAGGAGATGGAACATTAGCTAATTTTCCAAATTCAACAGGAGGTGGTGCATCGGTTAATTATTACCTTAACGGTAGTGTTTCTCAAGGCACATTTGGAGGGGCTACTTATTATCAAATGAGTAAAACACCAATACTTGGAGCAGGTACTAACTTTACAAGAACAAATGGTGCAGGTAATGGATATATTGCATCATTCATAACTGACGCAGGGGACCCTTCATTTTTAAATATACCGGGAGGTAATTGGAATTTAGAATTTTATTTTCAATCAAGTGCATCAGGAGGTAGCCCACAATTTTATGGCGAAATCTATAAAGTTAGTGCTACAAATGTTTTTACACTTGTTGCAAGTGGTTCAGCAAATCCTGAAGGTATTACAAATGGCACAACTGTTGACCAATACTTTACTTCAATTCCTATGCCCCAAACTTCATTACTTATTACGGATAGATTAGCAATTCGTATTTATGTAATTACAGGAGGAAGAACTATAACCTTACACACAGAGAATGGAAATCTTTGTGAGGTTCTTACAACATTTACAACAGGATTAACCGCATTAAATGGATTAACTTCTCAAGTACAATATCTTGCAGTTGGTACATCAGGTACAGATTTTAATATATCATCTGCTACTGATACACATACATTTAATTTACCAACAGCATCAGCAACTAATAGAGGAGCTTTAAGTACAACCGATTGGAGCGCATTTAACGGGAAATTTACATTGCCATCTTTAACAAGTGGTTCAGTATTATTCTCAAATGGGACAACAATAGCTCAAGATAATGCTAATTTCTTTTGGGATGATACTAATAATAGATTAGGTATTGGAACTGCTGTGCCGGGTAACAAACTACAAATTGGTGCTTCTGATTCATCAAATCAACTTTTAAGACTTGGGGTATCATACAATACCGCTAGGGCATTAAGGGGAGGTATTAATTGGCACGATGGTACAAATACCACCGGGCAAATTAGTACAGAGTATGATGGATCAATAATGAGTATGGTATTTGGTAGTTTATACAGTTCAGGGTATAATTCTAATCCTATAATGACAATAAGAGGAAATGGTTTAGTAGGTATAGGAACAATTTCTCCTACGGTAGCATTACAAGTTGGAGATACTACATCAGGCACTGGTAACTATATTAAAGTGCTTGGTAATAATACTGATAGTACCTATGATGTATTCAGAGGAGAAAGAAGGTATCCAAGATTTACTTTAAAAGATACAGTATCTGGAGGTTCAGAATTTAATTTCTGGAACCTAGGCAACCAAATGAGATTTGGAACTGATACTGGTTCGATAGAAACTGCTGCATTTGCTGTTTTTTCTGGGGCAAATGGAAATAGTCAATTTGGAGGAAACTTTGCTTTTACAAATAATGCATCAAAAACAATATCTATTAATAACACCCTTACAGATGTTGTAGGAAGAAATTTAACTATTTCAGCAGGATCAACAGTTGCAGGTACTGCGGCTCCTAATTTAGCTGGAGGTAGTTTAACATTGCGGTCAGGGCTCGGCACAGGTACTGGAGATAGCACTATACAATTCCAAACAGGCACGACTCTAACAAGTGGTCTTACATTACAAACGATGAGTACTAAAATGACAATTTTAGGTAATGGTAACGTAGGTATTGGAACTACAAGCCCAACAAGTAGATTAACAGTATTAAACACATCATCAACTACAGCTGCGTTATTCGGAGGTGGAGTAGCATCTCCAGCCTGGGTAGCAATGGGGACAGTCAATTCTGGCGCAGCTCCTTTTATTCAAGGAATATCAAATTCACTAGCTAGTACTACAAACTTAATATTAAATCCTAGCGGAGGTAATGTGGGTATTGGAACAACAGCTCCAGCTGCAAGACTAGATGTAAGAGCACAAGGCGCATTATCTACCGACATAGCTTTTAGAGTTAGGAATAGTGCTGATACTACTAACATTATTAGCGTTAATGGAAATGGCTTAATAGGTATAAATACAAGCACACCCGGAGTTACCTTGGATATTATAGGGCAGATGAGAGCAAACGGTGGTATTTTTACTACTTCTGTTCAAGCGAATGTTTTTCAAACAAGCGGTTTAGATTTTGCGTTTAGGGGAGTAGGTGGTACTACTAGAATGACAATGTTTCAAACAACTGGAAACCTTGTTCTTCAAAATGGTGGTACTTTTACTGATATTTTAAGTTCAAAATTAACAATAAACTCAACAACTCAAGGCTTTCTACCACCAAGAATGACAAACGCAGAACGTTTAGCGATAGCATCGCCGGCAGTAGGTTTGTGCGTATATTGCACAGATGTTATTGAAGGCTTATACATAAACAAATCCACAGGTTGGACATACATAGGTTAATAATTAATAAATAAATAAAAATGGGATTATTAGTAAGTGCTACGGCAGACAAAAAGATTTTAATTAAGGGAACAGAAATTGAGTTGCCAAGTGTTTATGCAAGACTTGAATATTCAGCAAGAGCAAATGGTGTAACCTTAGAAATTGCATCGGCTACATACGATTCATTAGCAACATACGAAGCAGGTGGGAGCACATTATCTACAGACGTTCCGCAATCAAATATAGTTGTTGAATTAGTAGAAGGACAAATGCAGGATTTATCAAGTGCAGAGTTTTATGCTAAAGCAAATTACGAAGAACTTGGATATGCAGTAGAGGTATTGTAATAAAAAATAAAAACAATAAATAAAAATAAATTATGGCAATAGTATACAGTTATCCAATCGCTCAAATTGAAGCAAGCGATTTACTTATTGGTACAAAAACGGTTGAAGTTGGAGAACCAACAAAATCATTTTTAGTATCTGATTTTATAAACTTGCTTGCTACTTCAGGAGCAGCAGGACCTCAAGGACCAGAAGGACCAGCAGGAGCAGAAGGGCCAGCTGGTGAAACAGGGCCGCAAGGAATACAAGGTGTAGCAGGACCAGTAGGACCAGCGGGATTAAATTGGCAAGGATCATGGGTATCTGGAAATTCTTATGTAGCAGATGATGCTGTAGGATATGGTGGAGCTTCTTACTTTTGTATATTAGCTACATCTGGAACTACTAATCCATCTGTGGATACTACACACTGGGCATTATTAGCTTCCCAAGGAGCATTA